TTGAAGTTAGCACCTTGCCAGAAATCGAATGGATCGATTGCTTCCTCATCCTCAAACTCAGGTTGCATTGCTGCTGTGAGTTTATCAAAGATTTTCTTCCCATACTTATATAAGAATACTTTACCTTCGTTTTCAGGATTTGCTGGATCTTTTACAACATAGATATTGCTAATGTAAGTTAACTTACGCTTCTGCTTACGAGCAGTATCTTTACCTGCGTCTGTTCCATTGTTCCAGAGTTGTGAGTTGAACTCAGATACTGGATCTTTTTGTCCCAAAGTAGTAAGGGAGTTTTCAATGTACCAACCACCAGGACCTTGGAAGGCGTGGGAGTATAGTTTTACAAATGGTAGATCTTCACCATCTGGTGCAGGTAGGAAACGAATAACAGCATAGCCGTTACCGCCTTTGTCTACTTCTAGTTTCCACAAACGGTCATCTCCTTGACCACCTGTGTTATTCATCTTTTCTACTTCTTTTACCAGTTTAGCGGTAAGAGAGCCAAGTTTAGATTGCTTCTTTAAAGATGCAAAAGACATTTAGATTACCTCGGATTTAATTGGATTAAATTGGATTTGATTTTATTATAACAAAAATTCTCTTAATAGTCAATTTTTGACTTAAGAGATTCAATAGTTTGATTCATACCACTGAATAATACAGATATATCAGTTCCTTTTGGGAATCCCAATAATTGAACTGATTTTTCTAATTCACCTTTCATTCTCTTAGCATTTGGATCATCAGACAAGGATAACCTTGTATACATAACCCTTTGCTTATCTAACAATTCTGTTAGATCATCAATATGATCCAATTGATCTTCACGGTCCATTTCATCAAAAGAAAAAGCATTTTTATAAATGCTTTCTTGAAGACGATTAATTGCCATTAATTCATCTCTAATAATTTCTGAATTAAAGAAATCACTCATTGATAATTTCCCGTAGAACTTTTTTAAATTGGAACACATTAATATTTAGGAAAGGTAAATACTTTTTCAATTTCATACTTACGGTTTCCCATACAGGGTCTGTTAGTTTCTTATCGAAATTTTTTTGGAAAGAGAAAATTTTTTCCAGTATAGAAAGAGTCTCTAACGATACTTCTCCACCTAGATACTTTTTTAACAACAGGGGATGACCCTTCGAGCAACTGAACACTTTCGATAAGTCGTTCTCTGAGAGTAAGTTCTCTGATTGTTCCTTGAACATATACGTCAAACTCTGTTGCCTCATTTTCCATTCTGCGTATGTTCTTTCTCCAGAATTGATAATTTCTCCAATCCATAAATTTTGGGGGTTAGTAGCGTTTACGAAATTTGATAAAAGAAAATCAACAACTTCTTGATCAGAATACTTCCTAGAAGTTTTCTCAAACCAATACTTATCTTTTCTTTTATTGAATGATGCCATTGTAGCACGAGATTTACCACCGTACTTCACAAAGTCATACTTAGGATTAGTAAAATGACTTTTCATTGATAAGTATGTTTGATAAGTCTCGAAAGGAGTCACTTTTGTCTTCATCTAATATGGACTAGTTTGTTTATTTTGTTCATTAAATTTGGTAATCCTGAGAGATGGATCTAAATCATAGTAAAAATATTGACGACCATATCTTGGAACATCAGTTAACCATCCACTATAATCAACAAATCCACTTTGACTTGATGTTGGAAACTTATCAACCCACTCTTCATCACCATCCCAATCCCATTGAGTACAAGAATCTACAGTAAGTATAGGAAATGTATAACAAGCGTTAAGTCTTAAAACGCTATTATGCCAATCCCAATAAATCTTATGCATAATATCTTCAGAATGAATTTTTCTACCGTTTGTGGAATGAAAAATAATTTGTATCTCGTCACGGATTTGTAAAAGTGCATTTACATAATGTTGAATTGAAGGTCTATCTCTATTATGAGAACCCCACATATCATTACATATTAAACCAATACCTTGCACTTCTGGTATTACTAAAGGAAAGGAGACTATAGTTTCTAAACAATCAACTCTTCCTAAAACACCTTCCGAATCTAAAGTAAATGCTTTATTTGTAATAGCAGTTAATGCACCATCCTTATTATAATGTCTAATTTCATTTCTGTAAATCTGACCATTAATTTCTCTTTCTTGAAATCCAGTTCCTAGATGCAAACCTACACCACAATCTCTTTGATGTTTTTCTACCTCTATAAGAGCTTCATTTAATTCTGGCATCTTACCTTGCCAACCAGATTCATATCCAGACAAAGATCCTTCAGGAGTTAATAAACAATCAACTTCATTTTCCTTTGCCCAATCGATTGCTTTAAAGATCTCTTTCTTATTAATCTGTATATCAGTACCTACTGGGATTTGAGCACCTGCAATCCTAATCTTCTTCATTTTCTTCAGTTTCAAATTCTGTAATAGCATCAATAGGTACTTCTGCATTACCTACACGATACCAGTGAACCATTTCACCAGACTTCCAACTTTTTCTCTCACCAAGATATTCAAGGTCAGGCATATTATAATCACGCAAAATCGCTTGTAAGCGATGATGCAATAAATCGAGTTCAGAAATTTCCATTATATATTAAGACCGTCTGCAAATAATTTTTCGCCATTCTTATCTGTAATCATAAGATTAAATGGTTTTTTAGTATCTTTAAGATATCTTGCAAATTTATATGGAGTAGATCTTCCAACATCTAGGTCATAATAGAAATATTGTCTACCATGTCTAGGTACACTTGTTTGCCAACCAGTAAAATCAATAAGACCACTCTCACTAGAAGTTGGGTACATATCAAGAGTTTCTTCATTCAAATCCCAATCCCATTGAACAGGAGAATCTACTGTTAATATTGGAACTAGAGTTTTATATGCAGTCATACGTAAAAACCCATCTGCCCAGTTATTAAATGGTAGGTATTGGGGATCATCTTCTAAGAAATTTCTACCATTTGTAGCATGCATTATTAAGTCTATAGGATATTTTCTCATCTGATCATCCTTCCTAATAGTATGAGCTTCTTCATTCCAACCCCACATATCATTACATAACATACCAATAGCAGTTGCTCTACCGTGTTCTTCCTCAATTAAAGGAATACCTGTAAGTCCATGTTTAACATTATCTCTACCAATACAATCTTCTGATTGTAAAACATGAGTCTTATTTGTAATACCACCTAGAATGCCAGATTTAGTATAATGACGAATCTGATTTCTATTAATCTTACCAAATCCTTCTGGTTCTTGAAAACAAGTTCCAAGATTAAGAGCAACACCACATTTTGCTTGATGCTCTTCTACCTCTTTTAAAAGAGAATTAATTTCTTCTAATTTATTATACCATTGATTACAATACCCAGAAAGAGCTGCCTCTGGAGTGAGAATATGATCTACTTCATTCTCCTTTGCCCAATCAAGTGCTTTAAAAATCTCTTTCTTATTATATTCAAGATCCTTTGTAACTGGTATTTGTGCTCCAGCAACCCTAACGAGTTTCTTTTGAAACTCATCCTCTTCTGGAAGTTCTCCAATCAGGTTCTGAACAGCACGATAGTTAGCTTCCTGTTCTCTTTCGTAAGCATCCATTAATTTAATTCCTCGTAACAAATAGTGTCTCTCCAAGTGTCATCTCTGACAACTATACATCTTGTATCATCTAGATTATCTTTAATAGTAAATCCTCTACGAGTAAATTTAATATTAAAAGATAAACTCAATCTTTCATTATCACTTTTATTAGTATGTGTTCCATGAGATAAGAATCCTGGCCATAAGATAAGTAATCCTTGCTCAAGTGGAGCAATGTTTTGTTTTATTGAAAGATTCATAATTATATTACTCAACGAATTCTGATTAGGATCATTAAAAAACAAATTACCATCTTTACCGTTGGTCTTTATATAGTATACCCCAGAAATATCAGTACCACCATGATGATGTTCTATGGCATATGTCTCAAGTGTATTCTTAGTTATCCAAGATGAGTCAATTATATATTCCATAGGCATTTTATATTGCAAATTTTGCAAATAATCCCGTATGCAAGTTTTTAGAAACTCTAAAAAAACATCACATTTATACTTTTTTATAACATTACTTTCAAAAGGATTTGGTGTCAATGAATGAGAAGCATACTTAGGAAATCGTTCTGGGATTTCATAATCAGTATTCTCATGAACATTCATTAACTCCTTTTGTATCAATTCATAATCTTCTTCCGTTGGTTTATTATAATAAAGCGGAATTGGAAAAACATTTTGTATGGGCATAATATCATATTGGAAGTTTAGCCTTAGAAGTTGCTTTCATAAAGTTGAGGCGAGTAGCGTCCCATTTTAATCTTTCTTTTAATGGTTTTGAAATCAGTTTAGATACTGATTCTACCTCAATATTATTATCTTCACAATAATAAACTATTGCATCAATATAATTGAAACCTTCCTCTACAACAATTCTCTCAATTTCCATAGAAAATTTTGTAGGTGTTAAAAACTTACTCTCTATAGCTTTTTCTAGTTCTTTATTAGGTTCCATAGAGTTCCAGTTTATCGTTAACAAATTTGTCAATGTATTTTCCGAGAAGTTTGATGTACTTCGCTTTGTCTCGTTCTTCATAAATTACACACTCGCCATTTTCGCAGGCCATAATAATGACTAATTTTTTAATTGATATTCCCTTCATCTCGTATAACATACACCCGTATGCCATACACTGGACAAAATAATGTTCGATCCAGTCTCTTGGTTTAGGTTTCTTAGATGTCTTAAAATCTATTATAGCTAACTCGCCATCATACTCAGCAATACAATCAACGGTTCCAGCAATACCTAATTCTTTACTATATAGCGGTCCTTCCAGAGCGTATATATTGTCTATTTTATTTAATTTACCCTTGGCAATCTTAAATAAAAAGTCTGAAATGGGACGCACTTCAGGTAGTTCTTCATTCTTTAAATAATGCTCTGTAAGAGTATGCATATCAGTTCCACGACCAGTAGCCGCCTTAGTGATACGATCTGCCTCTTCATTACCTACCTTTTTTCGCCAATTGATAAAGATCTCTTTATTAAAATGACTAGTTACTGAAGTAATAGAAACCATCTTGATGAGTTCTTCCTCATCAGGAATCTTATAGTAACGAACTCCATCTATATGCTCTCTTTCAAGAGGTTGGAGATCTAAATCAACATGATTAAATGCCATAAGATTCACATCTCACTTTAGGTACTAATATTTTTGGAATGTTCATTTCATAAAAAAAGAATACTTGTGCTAATCTAAAATCATCTTCATTTGGCATCCAGTAATTTGATTGCCCGTGCCATTCACCACCACTGTAAATAATAATTCTATTATACTTGTTTTTTACCTCTACAGTCAAGCTGAATTGATTGTTATTCTTAACAATCTCTGATCTATATTGATCTATAGAATCAATACCACAAACATCTTCACCACCTAAAACAGATTTATACCATTCAGGACGATTATCAGGTCTAATAGATTCTTCAAAAGGTAATGGATTATGTCTATCGTAAATAGATGTTCCATTATCATTTACTGGATCTGGATCTAAGTAAATAACTGCTGCAAGAGAAGTAATACCATCATTATGAATCCACCCATCATTTACAGGATCTTTTGAATCACCAGAAAATCTCCATATTTTTTGAAAGTATGAATAACACCCATAATTTGTAGGATCATCAGTTTCTGAATAATCACCAAACATAGAGAGAATTTTATGATAAGCAATATTATGAAATTCCTTATTAATTGTGGATATACATTGACTTCTTAAACCTGGATGAATTCCAAGTTTATTACTATAATCAAGACTTAATGCAAATTCCCGAACAGTATCTGGATCTTCATAAAATCCATCATAAACTGCTACAGGAAAAACAATATGATCAGAACCCATTCTCAAGTTTGGCAATAATATATTCTTTGACAAGTCCTGAACGAACTATGTCATCAACATCAAACTCTATTATATCGAAAGAAGGCATCTTCCGCAATATGTTCATAAAATCAACAATACCATTACGATCATTAGTTTTAGTAAGATCACTCTGACTTGCATCACCACAAAACATAATTTTTGAGTTTTCGCCCACACGAGTAATGATAGAATCTAATTCGTGGAAATTGAGGTTTTGAAATTCATCAACAATCACGATTGCATTATCTAATGTTGTGCCACGAATAAACGAGGTACTCCAGAACTTAATACTTTCCTGTGCCTTTAAGTTACCATAAAGCATCTCAAAATCAGCATCAGAAGGCATCTGGAACATATACTTTACCATATTCTTATATGGAATCTGGTAAATATCTGCTTTATCTTCATGATCACCAGGTAAGAACCCAATCTCACGAGTTGAGACTAAGGATCGAACTAAGTAGATTTTATCATATGGTGTATCAGGAGAAAGAACATCTTTTATAGCATTATATAAGGTAATAAAGGTTTTTCCAGTACCAGCAATACCATAAGC